TCAGCAATAAATCCTGTTTTTTTATGTTTGTATTTTTTCATAATCATAAATTTTCAAGTTCAATTTCAAGCTCAATAATTCTCTTTTGTGTTGCTGTAATTATGCGTTTTAAAGCATAATCAAATTCTTCAGCAGCTACCATAGTTAAAAATTCAGGTTGTGAGGGGTCATCAACATGTAAAATTTTTGAGCCTTTTCCACGCTCATTCATATACACACAAGAATAAAATTCAGGGTATTTTTCAAATTCAGAAAGGTATTTTTGTAAAGATGCTAAATCTTTAGTAAGGTCATTTCCTTTTTCTAATGTTTCTGGCTTCATAATTTTAAATTTAAATTGGTTCAACTTCTTCTTCAAATATGAAATAAGAATCATTTGCATCATTAATAGCACTAAATTCATCATCAGTGACATTTAACAACACAACTTCTTCCCCGATGTCAAAACCGTGGCAAGAAATATTATCAATAATTCTTACCCGATCACCTTTTTTATAATCATTCATAATGAATTATTTTTTAAACATTTTAATTGCTGTGCTTTGTTTACTAGCTACATGATAAACAGCAATAGCATCTGCAATTGCTTCATCTTTGTATTTTATACCAGTAAATTGAGAATTGCCATATATCTTTTGAATGGCATCGATAGTTTCTTGTTTTGTGGCTGATTTTTTACCCAATAAACATTTTTTAGAATCCTGCTCCGAATAAAATTCAACAGGCAATCCAAAACAATCTGAAATAGTTTGCACAATTGCCGCAACAGCACCAATCATTACCGCAGCAGAAGCATTTTGACTTCCGTGTGGGGCTTCTGACAAAATAAGATTAACGTTATTTTCTTTGATTAAATTGATTAAAATATTGTTAATCTCAGATATTCGTTGAGATGTTTCATCAGATTTGCGAATTCTGCGTTTTTTTCCTTCAGTTTCAGTTTTAATGCAACCTGATTTAAGTATTTTACCTGAATAAGTTACAATAGCCCATCCCCAAGCTGTCATTGAAGGGTCATTGGTGAGTATTGTATCCTGTATACCATTGATGATTTTTCTCATAGCTTTTGCAGCATCATTTACTGAAATATCAACATTAGGAATTAAAATTGGTGGTTTCGTTCTTTCCATAATCAAATTGTAAGTTTATTATATCATGATATTTAAAAGGCAATTTTTCAAAATTAATGAATGATAAATGGCAATTACTGTTTTTAAAATAATATCTGTTGCCACGGTGCATATAATATTCAACATTCATGCACATCGCAGGAGCAATTCCAGAACGTTCTTTAGCGGGTCCTTTTATAGATTCAATTTTTGAAATTTCTACCCATTCATGTTCAATTGATGGTGATATAATGCAAAGAGTGCCAAATTTTATAATTTGAGTGTGTTCCATAATTTTAAAGTTCAAGTATTTTAGATGCTAAAGTATAATGGTGGATTTGATCTCTTATTTGCCCCTTTACAGCAAGAAAATCTGCAATTTCTACCTTTCCTTCTTTATAGGAAGTTTCCAAATCTTGCAATTTCTTTTCTAAAATGGGCAAATTATAATTAATAATATCAGCAGGATTAAATTTATCCAACCAATATTTTTCAGCAGCTTTAGATGTTAATCCTTTAAAAAATCCATCCTTGAATGAATAATAAGATTTTTTAATATGGGAAAAATCGGACTTTTTTTCATTCCAGATTTGATCAATTTCTGTTTGGGTTTGTGGATTCATAATCTTATTTTTTTACGGTTTGAATCAAATTTACTGTCAATCAATTCCCATAAATCAATTACCTCATTTTTAAGTTCAGTAATTAATTTTGGATCTTTCTCGATCATTTGAATTGATTTTTCCATTGATATATTCAAATTTTCACCATTTAATGTATACATCGAACTGCCAGTATATTTTTTTATGTACTGTAAATTTGCCCGAATATCATCTATACCGTAACCATATATAATAATTAATGGTGCAGTGCGATATGGCTCATCAACAGATTTTACAACCTCAATTTCAGTTTCAATACCGATTACTTTTTCAATTTTTTTACCTTTAAAAGTAAGTTCCTCTGTTATTTTTTTAGGGTTATTAAACTTTAACCGAATACTGGCATAAAACTTTACAGCTTCTCCACCTGGAGTGGTATATTTTGGGCTGTATTTATTTGCATCAGTATTAATCCTAATTTGGTTACTGCAAATCATCAAATAATTTTTCTGTTTGATAATCCGGCAAAATTTACGAAGTTCTTCTGAAAATTCTTTAGCTCGGCGCATCCCCATCTTATCACCATCTTCATTTCCCATTTCCATTTCTGTGGAAAGTGCGGCCAATGAATCAGCAAATATCCCATTGATGATGGAAAATTTACTATCATTATCTGGTTCCCATGCACGGGCTTGTTTAAATAATTCTGTAACAGTATCAGGCCGGAAATAATTTTTCTTTGGGATATGCATTCCAAATATACGTGCAAATTCTTCATCCAAACGGGCTTCCGGGTCATGGAATTGATTTTCTCCTTTTTGCCTTTCAATATTCCCTGCAATTTCGCTGAGTAAAGCCGTTTTGCCCGATTGAGAGGGTCCGAACCCCTCAACCAAAACACCACCCGGAAATCCACCACCTCTAACACGTTTGCCACTTATTGCCAAATCCAGTAAAGTAGAACCGGAACTAATCACAGTATTAAAATTTCCTTTTAATTCTTCCTCTTTTTCTTCTTTACCATTTTTCACATGGTTTTTTATCTGATCACTTAAAGGTTTTGTTCTTGTTCTTGCAGCCATTTATTCCTCCAATCTATTAAGAATCCACATAATATATGCATTTGGGATATGTTTACTTTCAAGTTCATCACGCATTCTACTTTTAAATACAGGAAAAGGTAGGTCTGGGTTGATCTTTTTTTGTAATCTCCAACTTTTACGTGCTTGATCAGCAATTTGCAAAAGCAACCCTTCTTCCGTTTCCTGTTCACGAACTGTATTAATCCAATTATTCATTAAATCATACAAAATTTTAGTTCGTGTAATTCCTTTTGCTGTAGAATATAAAGCCAGATATAAATAGACCCATTCGGGAAAATTACTCCCGATGAGTCTTGATTTATTTTTCTTCTGTGATAGAGAAAATACTCTATTGCCTTTTTTCATAGGTTACTGTGCATCCAAACAATCGTTAAACAATGTACAAGTTTCACAAGCATCATATTTATCACAATCTTTACCAAAAGTATACCCGCTTGGGCAAACCTTTTTTCCACCCCTTGCAACCAATTCAGGTTGTGCCCTTCTGGAAGGTTTTTCAGGCTCCTTTACAGTTTGCCGAATCGGTCTGTTATTGGATCTGGTTGATGCAGGTTTTTCATCACTTCTTTCAACATGTCTACTTTGAACTTGCCTCGTGTAGACTATAATTTTTACATTTAATGCTTCGGCTATAGCTTTCCTCACATCGTCCAGTTCATCATCATCAGCATCTTTATAATCGTTAATATCAAGTGATAAATTGTTATCCTCAATAATCTGATTTAATTTCCGAAACCTGGATGCTTTTAAATCTTCCCAGGTTAAATCTTTGGGTTTTTCATCAACAAAAGGTTTTTCCAAATTCCTTACACCTCTTACTGGTTTTTCAGATTCAATAGATTTTTCTCTACGTCTGGTTGTAGGTTCTTTTTCTTCCGGTTCAGTTTCTTCAGAATCAATTTCCAAAAATTTATTGTTTAATTCCTCATAAGAAAGAATTGAATTTTTTAAAATTTCATCCAAATCTGGCACTTCATCAAGAATAGAAACATCATAATCATCTCTGGCAGTAAAAGTGATATGGGCAACTTCACAGAAAGGTTTTCCATCTCCAATAGCTTTCCATTTGAAAGATACTGTTAAAGTTTTACCCCCTTCTAAAGCAGCAAAATCAGTATGCTCATAATGTTTTTCCAATTTTTTTTCTAATTCATCCTGAAATAATTTTTCGGACATATCCCAAATATATGGTTTGTCTTTATGCTCTTTTGAATTTAAAGGTATTACAACATATAAATCACGATCTTTCGGGTATAAAGATACGGCTGCTGCTTTATCTGTATTAAATAATTCTTTTTGATATTCGCAGATTGGGCATTTTTTACCTATTGAGGATGGGCAAATATAACTTTTACCATTAATGTTTCTGTGCAATTTAAATGGTCTGCGTACTGCATAATTTCCTGGTGTGGCGTATTCACCACTTCTATCAGGGTGTTTTGCATCGGAAACTACATAGGGTAGAAAATCCAATTCTGCTTCATCTACATCTTCATTAAAAATTAATAAATCAACGTCACTTGGCAATACAAGATAGTTTGCCCCTGTGGAATCTTTTCTTTTGTTAAAATGTGCTCTAAATTTGTCTTTCGTACTCATAAAATTGTTTTTAAAATTAATTATTAATGTTTACTGCGCATTGATTGTGAAATATTCCCAATGACTCTTTTTTGCCGTTCCTCTTTTTCATCCCTTTCTTTTGATAAATTTCTTGGGACTTTGGGACCAGCAAAATAATTTTGACCGTGCAGTTGTACTAAATTTTCCAATGCCGCTTTCCGGGTAAAACTAAATTCATTCTTTGCTACTTCAGCCATATTACACTCATATTGTGCTTGCACCCATTCTTCTTTAGCTTGTTTATGATCCGGGTGAGTTCTGTAATAAGCCTCAATATCAGCAGCATTTGGCTTCTCCTTTTTACAACATTTTTTTGGATCTTCATTTGCTTCTGCAATTAATTCAGCCCGGATAACCTTAATATTTTCTTCGGCCAATGTTAATTTTCTTTGTGCAACAGCCCAAATTCTGCCATATTTTATGGCCAATTCTGCCTGTGAAAGCCATTCTAAATCCAAATCACCTTCTGAAATTCGGATGTCTTTTTCATAGTTTAATTCACTCATTTGTTATTTCTTTGATTTTTACGATAGATGCTATACAAAATTCCAATATGCCAATAGGAATTATTATATTTTTATTTTCCATAGAGATAAAAAGTGGCTTTTTATCTGCTAATGCCTGAAAAATTTCATTTTGAATCATTTCAATTGATAAATTTAATTCAAACTCAATATTTGAACTTAATTGTGGGTTGTGTAAAATAAGTCTTACCAATGTCAATTATTTTTTATAATTTGATTCACTTTTTCTATTACACTTGCTTTTGTGCCTTCAGCATACCCAGCATTATAAATATCTTCGAAAAATTGTAAATACATGGGTACACCTTGCATAGCTTGCATTACAGCATCCAATTCGCCTATTTTTGTAGACAATTCCATAAATTTTTCAAATGTGGCATTTTTATCCAATTCAACTTTTTTCATTTTTTCTTTGGTTTTATTTTTGAAACAATTTCAAAGTCCGGGGTGACTATTGATACGAGTTGATAACCCATAACAATTAATGGCACTATTTCATTCTGGTATATACCATCCCTTTCTATTTCTATATGTGCCCACGCAATAATATCTTTTAAACCCCCATCAGTTTTTACAGCCAATGTTAAAACATTATTTGCTATTATCTGTTTTAATACATACTTAGTCTTTTTTAATTCCATTTCCTTCGTTTTTTATTTTGTTTGTTCTAAAATTGAAATTAATTTTAAAATTTTACCCAGTGAAACCATTTCAAATTCATTTCGTTCTGAATAAATGCCGACCTGAGTCATGCATACTGGATAATTAAAATCCTTATTAATATCCATAACTCTGGCAATCGCTTTCAAATCATCAATATCCAATGGCTTTTTACACCCAAATTTCACAGTTTTATTTTGCAAATCAAATTGTGCTTTATGCCCTGAGATTTCAATTTCTGGTTCTGTTTTAACAATTTCAGCCCATTTTCCTTGTGAATAAATTAAAATATTATTTATAAATAAACCTTGACTACCGTAATTAAATTCATCAGTTTCAATAAGCCAAACCTTCCCAATATTAAGCATTGATTTTACTTTAGCATCTATTTTATACCCTTTAAGCAAAGCAACTTTTGCTAAAACAAATAAAATCTCATCATCAGTGGCTTTATGACAATCATTTTCTAATTTATCTAAACTTATTAAGTTTTCACCATTTCCACTTTTATAAGGACCACCATCATTAAATAAATGGTAATACTCATCTGTTGTAACTTTATTTGCATTTATATCTCCATAACGAAATATAAACTTTGAACTGTCAGTTGTCCCATAAACCCATTCCCCTTTTTCATAATCAAATGGATTTTTCCAATAGGGGTGATTTATTTGTTCTTTAGCAAACTGCAAAGCTTCTTCATATTGTGAAGAAAGTACGAAATATTGATATTTATAATTTTTACCAATGTTTGCTTGCATATATAATTCATAAAAGCGTTCTTTTTTAGTCATAGACGGAAAGTCATCTGTGTATTGTACGAGGGCATATCCTTTAGAATCTTCAACTTTAATATTATACCCTAAAACTTTTAATTCTTCAGCAATAGCCTCAATTAATTTTGGATTTTCTGCTGTAATAGCAAATGGTTGTGGTGTCTTCATGATTTTTCTTCTTTTTTAATTTTTTTAAATGATTGTAATGCATACCCCTGATTTCCCATAAAACATGGATTGGGATGATGTTCAGATTTTCGATCTGTCAGAACTAAGGTATAAAGATACCCATATTTATGAATATAAATTATGGTTTGTTTTTGTTCCATAAATTTTAATTTTACCTATTATACAAATAATTTTTAAAATGGTACAGGCTCAGGATTGAAAACAAAATCAGGATCACCAATATTTTCCAATTGCCTTTGAATAGAAACATTTTCTGAAAAAGTTATTGCTCTGATATTATCAAAAGAATATCCCATATTCGGGTTAATCCTGTCAATAGACAATGCTTCGGCTTTTAGTCCCCTTAATTTATCATATGATGTTTTATAACAAAATGATTTAAATTCATCAAATGTTAAAGAGAATTCTTTCCCCCTGCGTTTTGCATTAAATCGCAAATTATCATAAATATATTTAATCGGATTATTTGCACGGACCTTTCTAGTATGGCATGATGAACACGTGGAACGATTTTTATCACGTTTATTTTTGCAACCTGGTTAGAACATTTCATCCCACGTATTTTTTCTTATTTGACCAAGGCTCATCAACACCGCAAATTTCAGCATCCACATCAAGTGGAACGATAATCCATTTCCATGCTTCCGGGAGCAATTTTGTGGTGATATTTCTTACAGATGCGTAAATATCTGCTATCTCTGATGGGTGGCAATCTAAAATCATACTGTCATGGATTTGCCCGATTAATATAGTATCCGTTTTTTTATTCTCTAAAAAAGCATCTGTCTTTATAAAACTCCACAATAAACAATGAAATGCTGATCCTTGAGGCATATAACTATAAACATCCCTTGGGATCATTAAACCCCCACACCGAAATCCGGTAGGCAATTCAACATATCCATATTTTCGATACAATTCCCACATAGAATTTTTCCACCATGAATATTGTTTAAACCGAACATCCCAAAAATTACGTTCGATTTTTTTAAGGTGTTCAGTAAAACCATCCAATGATCTTATACCATTGTTAATCATATGATCCGCCAGATTTCCCTCTGGCATTTCAATTCCATCACCCGGCTTCCATCTTCCTTTAGGCAATTTTCCCCAATCATGCGCTAAATAAACGGCACATTGTTTATAAAAATCACCATAAAATTCAGGGAACACAAATCCGTTTTTTGCAGCTTGTCTTAATGTTGCATGGGCATCAATGTTTTTATCAAACTTGGGAATTTTAAATATTTCCTTTGCCATGTCCCCATGCATGTCTGATTTTGGATCAGAGACATATTTAATCAAATTTGGATCTTTGTTTATGCATGCATTTATGGCAACTTCGATGCCTTTAAAGTCAATCTCCATTAATTGATGTCCGGAACGAGGAACAATTGCCCCCCGGCAAACATTTAATAAAAAATTATCCCTTTTGGGAATATTCTGCATGTTTGGAGAATTTGCTGAACTGCGGAAAGTCCTGGCAATGTGCAAGTTATACGATGGATGAAGAATCCCATTAACCTGTTCTGTTTCAAAACCTGTTAAAACATCAATCGCTTTTTTAAATTTATTTCTGGTTTTGTAAAAAGAAAGTTCCGGCAAATCCAATTCTTCCAAAGCTTCTGCATCAACACTCCCTTTTCCTGTTGCTGTTAATTTTACGGCTTTAATGCCTTTTACATTATAAAGAAATTTGCCAAGCTGAATACCAGAATAAATATTTACTTCATCTTTTACTGATCCTTGCCATTCCTTGAAAAAATATCCGGCTTTAAAAACAAGTTCAGCAGCTTTCATTTTCTTTTTAAGGTGATCCTTTTTCTTTACAATATAATTTAAATCAACCCTAAATCCGTTCTGCTCTGCATGATTAAGAGCAATCGTACCATCATGCATTAATTTATAAGCTGCATACGATTGTGGATTAAAATCAATAGCCATAAGTTTATTTAAAATTAATTTTACATTATTCCAATAAGTAATCGTCATGGGTCCACTGCCATTCCAACTTTTCGCAGCTTTTTCAAACGATTTTCCACGAGCAAAAAATAAAAACATTTCCTTTGCTTTTTCGTGATTTGCAAAATCATGTAATTTATAGTGTGTACCCATTAAATCATTATAATGTTGAACCCGGCATGGCCTTATTTGACCCGGACCTGTAGCAAGTTCCTTTTCATTAAAAGCTTTTGGATTATTATTTGATTCGTAGATAAACACAGCAGTTACCAAAAGTATATAATCTTTTGGATCATCGGGTGGTTTACTAAAATCAAATGTTTTTGAATATGCGCTAAAACACAGTATTGTTATTAGCAATAGAGTTAATTTTAGTGTTTTCATAGAGTATAGTTTTAGTTAATACTATTTTATTAAATTAAGTGCCTTTATAATTAGAAGCACTTCTTTTGTTATGGCAAATAAACTAGATGATTTAATTGAAATATATTGTTCAATTAAATAATAATCTTTATATTTTTTACGTATGGTAAAATCTACAAGTTTTGCCCCATCAATTTCTTTAGTTAAAATCATTTTATGAATGATAACTACTATTTCAGGCAATTTATCAGAATTTACTACCCGAATATGATATTTCCCCAATTCCCCTATATTAGATATAGATTTAAAAGAAAAAGACCCAATCAATTTTACTTTCCCAATATTATTTGGATTCATAAGTTTAATTTTTAATTAAATTAAGTGCTTCAAAGCATAAAGCTTCAAATAAAATTGTATAGTCATCATTAAATTCAAAAGATGAAGCCAACCATCGTTGATTGAAATTCCAAACACGTCCATAAAAAGACATCACATTTCCATGAGCAGCAACATGTGGTTGGATAAAAATATGGATGTTATGGTTGTTTCTTAACCAATTTTGTAAGGAACATAACCAAAGATAATACTCAACATTATAAAAATTGCTGAAATACCCTTTCTCATTTGCGAGTTGCAATAATTTTTCTTTCATAAGTTTTCAGATTTTAGTACATTTAAAGCCTCAAACAGACCGACTTCTAAAGCTTCTTCGTAAGTATCTTTTTTAGCAATTTTAGTGGTTTTTCCTGCAATAATAGGATCTGCCACATATGTAGTTTTCTTCATAGAATTATCATAAAATGGCTTTATTACAAACATAATATTATGTGTTTCTCTAAGCCATTTTTGAAGTAAGGATTGTGTTGGTGCTGAACATCCTGTGCAAGTACTATTAATATGCCCAGTTTCTATTGGGTGTTCTTTATGCATGGCAAAATAAATAAGAACATCTTCATTTTCAATATTCCCATACTTATAATCACAAGGCTCATCAAACCCAAGCTCTTTAGCTAATTTAGCCGTTTTAAATGATATTAAAATCTCTTCCATAAGTTTTTAGATTTTAATTAATGGCATCTGTTTCATTGCCAAGCGATATGCATTTACCGAATCATAGCCGCAATAAGTTAATAACTTTTCTTTTCCCCCCGGCATTTCAATAAGTTCAAAAATTCTATTCATAGAATTTGCGTTCTTCTTTTCAAGTGAATGTAAGTAAGGATCAATTTCACTCGAATAATCTGACACCCCAAAGTTAACATAATTTTGGAATTTTAACCCACTAATTCCTGTGCGGTTATCCAATTGGTGTGCAGCTAACATAGTGTCCCAATGCAGCCCTTTTACAATAGTTTTAAGCCGTACTTCACTCCAAGTCCTTTCATACTTCATATTGGCAATAATTTTCTTGATTTCTTCATCAAGTAAAAAATCAATAAATGGTTGCCGCTCCTTTTTTGTTTCAGGCATCATGAATACATAAGCATGATTTTCACTATAAGCAACACTGGCACAAACAATTCTATGTCCTGTAGCATGTGGTTTTATCCCGGTGGTTTCGTAGTCAAATGCAGCAAATTCAGGTTTTATTTTTGCATGTGCGCCGAAATTTACTTTTTGATAATTGAGCAAATTTAAATCTGTTATAATTTCAATTTCAGGTTGAATATATTTTGGAATAGGGGTGTTAATCATGCTTAAAAACTTCTTTATATCCTGTTTCCAAATTACATCATCTGCCCTTCTTTGAATATTTACATCAGAAACAAATAAAGGATCTAAAGTTGGGCAAATCCAGGCATTTAAATCCTGATCTGGAATGGTAAAACCCCTCCATTTTTCAATTTTCCCAAGTTCTTTTTTCCACCGATCACCAACTACACTTTCTAAAGCTGATTGCCCAAATAAAATAATAATTTTTGGCCTGTATTTATTTATTGCTTCAAAAACAATTCTTCGGCAATTGTTAATCTCAGAACTGGTTGGGCTTTTTTTATCATCTGAAAAACAATTTATAGCGTTCAGATTTATACAATCTTCAAATAAATCAATACCAAGTTCTTTATAAGATTGTTTTAAAAATCTCCCACCTTTACCTTGCCATGGTGAATTTCGTTCATCATCCACTAATGATGGCATCTCACCAATATTCATTATACCTTTTTTAAATT